GAGTGGTTTGTACAGTTAACCAAAATGGCGTTACCGAGAATCAACGTTGGCGAGCCAATCCGCGCGTCCCACCTGCAAGATATTTGCAGGGAGATTGAGCAAAACAGGATTCGCCCAGGCCGAGGAATTCGGATGGTCATTTCATCAGCCGGCACAACCTTGTCGGCTGATACGAATCAAACTTGGGGCGGTGGTGGAGGAGGAGCTGGGGTGCCGTACGCACTCCCCTTTTCGATTATAGCCGGATATCCCGCCGATAACATCCCGCGGTTGCGCGTCCACGGCGAAAGCTATATCTCAAACATCGAAACCGGCGGGACCTTCCCGATAACCGGGCTCGGAGCAATTCCCGGGAGCGCGGAAGATACCGAGGAGGATCCTGGGCAATTTGATATTCCTGCGGTCGGTGATTCTATCTGGCTTGAGGCGACCGTAGACGGGTTCGACATTACAAGCGCGAGCATTTGGACCGGAAAGGCAGGGCTGGATGGTTGGGAGAATTACCCTGACCCCATCAAGCTCGAGCAGTTGCCCGGTGGCGGAAATTATGCGGTGACGGCTACGCGGGTTATCATTGGCCACATCATTGATGGGGCCGATCCGCGGAAAGGTGACTCCTACAGCATTCCGGGGGCGACTGAGGGAGAATATGAGGTTCGCAAGGTACTGCAGTGCCTGACGACAAACCTTGGGCTGCAGGCGTTGATGATGCGCGGCGTAGTGGCGCCAGTGCTGGTGCCGTGGCATGGGCCTTTTGGCGTCGAATGAACACTTACGGCGTCCCATATCCGATCCCGCTTTTTGAAGTCGCCGGGGTAGAACGCGGCTACGGTCCGAATGGCAACAGTCCGGTGCCGATGTCATTCCTCGAAATGTCGATGGATGCGGCGAGTTATCTGTACTACAAGGCGAAAAGAATCCAGTACACGCACAAGTTCAAGCCGCTCGCAGCTGGTCCGGGCGTTCGGATTCCCTACGAAAGTTTGCCAGGGTGGAACAACGACACCGCAATCTCATCGGGGTATATCGACATGCTCGAGCCATTGCCTTTGCCGACCGGAATTGTGGTCGACACCTATGCGACGGACCAGGCTGCACGGGATGGGATCCGCGGATATGCAGTAACCTCTTGGTCGGAGCCAACCGGGAGTCCCGCTGAAAACGTCGGACACCCAGGGGACCCCGGGTATTGGATGGGGATCGGACATGGGGGCATCGACATTGATTTGTCCGCAGTCGATGGATCAATGCGGTACAATTGCGACTCGAATTACGAAGAGTTGGTTGGCGCATTCTACGTTTTTGTTGCGGACGCACTGGAGGCATGGCAGACACGACTGGACAATTGGCTAATTGCCGAACAGGCCAAAGTCCCCCAGAACTTAGTTTTGATTGCTGACATCACGCGGCAGCTGGCGGCGCGAACAAAGATTGCCGAGCAGGTGAACTTTCAGGCGGACAACATGGTCAGCATTGTGTCCGATAAGTACATGGTACTTTATAACGCTCTGCCTGCGGATAAAAAGGCATTGGCAGGGCATTTCGGGGCCAACTTGATCACCGCCGAACAGGAATCTTTTGCAAACTGGATTGCGGCAGAGGAACAGCTCGAGGCCTACGCAATTCTTGGGGGTATTTTAAAAAACCGTAGGGAGCCTTTTCGTTTCGAATTCCTTCGAAAACAAAACCACCTTTACTTTGGATGGGCACGCGGTGCGCGGTTTGGATCGCTGGGAGCCAGCTTGGTTTCCTCGGCGATCGATTTGTTCTCCACAGGAGCCATTTCCCCTTTCACGACAGCCGCTTTGCCAGCGCTGACAAACGCAAAAATCGCGTTGGATTTAAGCCAGCCTAGCCAAGAGATTATCGATGAACTCCCGCAAGGCGCGGCGGACATTTTTCGAAGCGTATTTGAGCTGAAAACACCGTATACGCTGGCCGGCTCAACCGAGGAGCTCGAGGCCTTAGTGCGGACAAGCATTGGACCAATCACACTTGGCCTTTCGGAAGAGGCGTGCAACATCGGGCCGTTTGTGCCGTTTCAGATTCCGGAACGGGCAGACGTTTTGCGGGTAATCGGATCGGGATTTTTATCGGGAACTGGCGCAGGTAGCTGCCCGGTGGAAAACCCAGATTGTGATCCGTACATCATCCGATTCGGTCAAATCTTCGACACAAACGGGGATCGACAACTCCCGTTTGATTCGAGCCACGCGGAGAATGCCGAGGGGGAAAAAGCCTGGGCTTTTCAGACGAGCCTAGTGACATACAGCGGCGACCCAAATGGGAGCGTCGATGCAACCGGACTAGCAACAGCCTGGCAATCCGTGGCGGATGCAATCAAAGCCAAGAATCTTAAAGTCACAAACGTTGTGTCGGAATGCGGAAGCTTCACGGTTGTAAACAAACTCGGGGACACATTGACTCAGCAGCCACTCTACACGCAGACCGGCAGCTTGGATGGGCTTGATGTTGTCTGGGAGGTCACGGAGGAATGGGGCGACTCGCTGCAGGGCGGCGGCGTTTAGCGCAATCGAGTTTGACAAGGCCTTTTGAGTATGCCCGCCGGCGCTTATAATTTCACGATCGAAGAGGGGGCGGACTTTGCTGTCGGCATCCGCGTCCGCATCAACTCTGACCTACAGGATTTGAGCCTTTGGCAATTCGCAGCTGAGCTGCGCACGACGGTTGATGGCGCACTCCTTGCCACCTTTAACGTCGACCTTGGCGAAGACAACCAGACGCTGCGCATCGGGCTGGATGCCACGGTGACGGATCAACTGCAGGCGCAGAACGCGCGGTGGGATTTGTTGGCGACGCTTCCTGATGGGCGGCGCATGCGATTACTCGAAGGGAAGGTAACCATCAGCGGGAGTGTCACCGAATTATGAGCTGCCCAGATTCTTGCGAAGTTATTGTTTGTGAGATTTTGACCGGCGCACCTGGGGCTTTTGGTGGGCCAGCTGGACCGAGTGGACCGCAGGGCGCAACCGGCGCCACAGGCGCGGGCGAGACGGGCGCGACCGGACTGACAGGGCCTCGCGGCAGCACTGGTGCGACGGGGCCGGTGGGCGTTTCGGGGTTGCAAGGCATTACAGGCGATCCGGGGCCGAGTGGGGAGCGTGGAGCGACCGGAAGCACGGGACCAGACGGTCCGCAGGGGCTTATTGGCGATGCAGGGCCGAGCGGCGAACGTGGAGCGACCGGCAGCACCGGGCCAGTCGGACCACAAGGTGAACAAGGATTTGCAGGCGATGCGGGAGCACAGGGGGAACAAGGGGCGACTGGCGCCAGCGGATTGCAAGGTCTTGCCGGGCCGACCGGGATTTCCGGCGATACAGGGCCGACCGGACCGCAGGGAGAGCAAGGGCTGCAGGGCGTGTCCGGCGTGCAGGGGGCTACCGGCAGCACCGGACTACAAGGGCCGGCAGGGCTTAAGGGGGACACCGGGGACCGTGGCAGCACGGGCAGCACTGGCCCGACAGGATCGCAGGGACCGCAGGGAGATACCGGGCCGACCGGGCCGACCGGGTCGGGCGCCACGGGCGCGACCGGACCAACAGGACCGACCGGCGAGGCGGGATTACGAGGGGCGACTGGATCCACGGGTCCCACCGGAGTTTCTGGGCCGGAAGGTCCGACGGGAAGCAGTGGTGCCACGGGGGCAACAGGGCCGACAGGGGTGAGTGGACCGGCAGGGCCATCGGGCCTTGAAGGGCCAACCGGAAGCAGTGGAGCAACTGGACCAACGGGATTAACCGGGGAGGCTGGTCCAATTGGGCCATCTGGATTAACAGGGCCGAGTGGCACGCCCGGACTGACAGGGGCGACTGGATCAACGGGACCAAGCGGGCCAACAGGCATTTCCGGGCCAAGCGGCACTTCAGGTGAGCCTGGCTCAAGTGGCGCAACAGGGCCGACGGGTGTGAGCGGGCTAATTGGACCGTCCGGAATTGAAGGACCATCAGGGCCTCCGGGGCCAACCGGGCTTACAGGGCCGGTGGGACCTACTGGACCAGCTGGAGCTGGAGGCGCGCAGGGTTACTGGGGCAGCTTTTGGAGCACGGCAGACCAGACCGCGGGCGCAATCAACACGGGGTATGCGATTACCTTAAACAACACGGATCCCGACTCGTCGGGAGTGTCGATTGTCTCGGGCTCCCGGGTTACGTTTGCCAACGCGGGCGTGTATTCGATCACGTTTTCGGTGCAGTGGCAAAATTCGAGCAACCAGATACATGACGCGAACATCTGGCTTGCAAAAAACGGGACTGCAGTGCCCGACACGGACTCTAAGTGGAGTGTGGTCGGAACGCATGGAGGCACCCCCGGGCACGCCATCGGCACGGTGAACTACGTTCTCAAAGTGGCGGCTGGCGACTACCTGCAGCTTTTTTGGCAAACGACCTCCACCGACATCATCCTCCAGTATTCACCCGCGGTGGCGCCCGCGCCTGCGATTCCGTCGGTCATTCTGACTGCGGCGCAGGTCATGTACACCCAACTTGGGCCGAGTGGCGCAACTGGAGCCAGCGGAGTTTCTGGGCTTCAGGGGCCCAGCGGCTCTCAGGGACCTTCAGGCCCCAGCGGTTTGCAGGGACTCACGGGTCCAAGCGGAGTAACTGGCGCCACGGGAGCCACTGGTCCCGCAGCTGTCGGCGTTGGCGTTTTGACGGAGTTTATTGGCAATGGCACATCGAGTTCCTTTTTTCCGATTACCGGATTCACAGGCACCGATTTGGCAAACTACATCGTTTCCATTGACGCCGCTCTGCAGCACCCAGGCACGGTCAACGGAGGGTACATCATCACCGCAGACAACGGCGGGACGATTACTTTTCACGAGCCACCCGTGAACGGAGCTTTGATTGCGGTCCGGATTATTCGCGGCGCAATTGGGCCAACAGGGCCAGCTGGCGGGCCGACCGGTCCAACAGGCGCAACAGGTCCGGAATTTAAAACCTTAACGATCGCAACTTATGGCGATGCGGGAACAAACAGTATCCCGACTTTTCAACCGCAATTGACCGACAACGGCAAACAGATTGAGATTTACAACTCGTCGACGACTTGTGTTGTCACTCTACCCGCGGACAACGTCGTTGGGTTGCCAATCGGCGCACAGATTTTGTTTGTGCAGGCCGCGGCTGGTCAACTTCAGTTTGCGGCAGGACCCGGAGCACAACTCAAAAGTTTTGGCGGCGCGCTTTTAACGACCGGCCAAGAAATCACCGTCTGTGCAGTCAAATGCGCAGCCAACACCTGGCGCTTACTTGGTGACTTAACATCGTGATCGCGTTACGGGCACTCATCAGAACGCACATCACGCCAGGCATCGATTGGCGAGTGATTACGCCGACCGGTGATGCCGCGGGGTACGGCATCGTCAGCCGTATCATTTACGCATTCGGCCATTTTTACGCGCTCACGACACACGAAGTGTCCACCGGAGGCACCAATCCGGCGGCTAACATGTATTTGAGGGTGCTTAAATCCACAAACGGAGTGGCGTGGACCACGGTGGGAGACATTTTGTCTGGGCAGCGCGGAACTACGACGCAAGGGGTGCAGTACCAGATAAGCTTCGATGCGCGCGATGCTGTTGTCTCGGAGGGCATGGCGTGTTTTGTAGGGCTAAAAAATCAAACCTCGGGGCCCGGGGCAAATAACTTTCAGTGCTATAACATTTCTTCAACGGACGGAATTACTTGGAATGCGTCTTTGGCAGTGCCGACTTTTGTGCGCCGGACGGCTTATGGTAACAACGCTTGGATGGTGTCTAACTTCAATAACGAGTTGTACAGGTCGGTTGATTTCGAAACGTACACGCAAATTCGCACCAATTCGTTTTCACACGCGTTTGGAAACGACACGTTCGTCGAAGCAAACAGCATTCTCGGTGCATCGTATTCGACGGACGGCCTTGCATGGACGCCAAATCCTTTCTTTAACGGCATCGGAACACCCGCTTTTGATTTTGCGGGAAATAAATTCTGGGCAATCGTTTCAGGAAGCCCGTTGCGCGTTTTTTACAGCGCAGACGGGGTTTACTGGAACGAGTCCATTATCCCGGTGCTGAACACGGAGAGCATTCAAGCGCCAGGGTTTAATCGTGTTGGGCATTCGAACGGCACATACATCATCAACGGCTACTATTACCCGATTGCCTACGGTGATCCAGTTGAGTTTACCTTTTACTCGAAGGGCGGATCCCGGTTCATTGACATCACGCAATCAGCAAAGGTTGCGTCGTGGGGTCTTCCCGGGGACGCACCGTTTTTCGTAAACTCTTTGGGGTTTGGAACAACCTATTCATTCCCTTACACAAGTTTGAACAAACTCGGAATTTCACCATAAAAAACCATGCCATCCCTTACTCGAGTCGGCAGCGACATGATGAAAACAACCGGGGTTGCCGCCGGAACGTACGGCAGTGGCACTCAGGTGCCGGCAATCACTATTGATGGCGCGGGCCGCATTACGAGCGCTTCGAACGTGACAATCACGGGCGGCGGCGGTGGTGGCGCATCAAGCGCTGTGGTGCAGATTTTTACGGCAAACGGAACTTGGACCAAACCCGCAAACGCAAAAGCTGTGTTGATTGAGTTGCTGGGTGGTGGTGGCGGAGGAGGCGGAGGGCGCCGCGATATTGTGACCGGAACCGTACGCTGTGCAGGCGGCGGTGGCGGTGGCGGCAGTTTTCTTTCAATTCTCGTCCCGGCGACGGCACTGAATGCGACGGAAGCTGTTACCGTTGGCGCAGGTGGCGCAGGTGGCGCCGGGGTTGGTGCCTCGAGCAGTGCAAACGGAAGTGACGGCGTCTCAGGGGGGACCACAAGTTTTAACGGATTCACGGCCCCGGGGGGCACGCGCGGAAGTGGTGGCACAAGCTTAACAGGATCAGGCGGCGCCGGAATCCTCAACGCAAATCATGGTGGCTCCGCTGCAGTCAATGGCGGCAACGGAGCTCCGGGCTCCCCAATCCCCTCGCCAGTGACAACGGCTTTGCCCGCGCAATACGGCGGCGCTGGTGGAGGCGCTGGTGGAGGGGTCGCAAATAATCAAGCTGCATTTTTAGGAGGGGCTGGCGGGAGGTCCGTTGTGCTCAACTTAAACGGGGGCGCGGGCGGCATCCCCGGAATCTCTGGACTTTCAAACACCGCTGCGACTACGGGCTTGTTTGCCGTCGGATCCGGGGGTGGGGGCGGGAACGGAACGAGCGGCTCAGGCGACGCAGGCAATGGAGGAGATGGGGGATTTCCAGCATCCGGCGGTGGGGGCGGTGGAGCATCGAACGCCGGTGTATCGGGCGCAGGGGGCGCGGGCGCCACAGGGATTGCAATCATCACGACTTATTTCTAAGCATGAAGCACGCAGTCATTTCGCTCAGTACGAACGTGGTTGAAAACATCGTCATCTGGGATGGCGTAACGCAGTGGAATCCTCTGGGCGCCATTGCAACTGTGCGCCTTGAGGAAGGCGAGCCATGCGACATCGGGTGGGTTTACGACGGGATGAAGTCGCCACGGTTTACAAAGCCGACCGAATGAGTTGCACCACATACCGCATCGAGGTTGAGCCATGCGTTGACGGCGTTAAAACCGTCGGCGTGGAGCTGTATGCAGGGTTGCCGGGGGCAACTGGCGCTACAGGGCCCGCGTCTACCACCCCGGGGCCGCAGGGCGCTACAGGGGCCAGCGGGCTGCAGGGAGTGCAGGGCATTGCTGGCGAGATCGGGCCAACAGGGACGCAGGGCCCGCAAGGGTTGCAAGGGGTCAGCGGCATCCCGGGGGAGCAGGGGCCAAGCGGTGAACGTGGAGCGACCGGCAGCACCGGGCCAGTCGCGACCGGGGCGGCGACAACTTTTGCAACCTCGCGTTTCACCGGCGACGGCAGCACGCTCGCCTTCACCCCGCTCGCAGGCTTCACGACCGGCGACACCGGCAGCCGTTATACCGTGAGTCTTGACGGACTCTTGCAGGATCCAGATCCGACCAATGGTGCGTTTGTAATCGCTGCAAATGCAGTGACTTTTGCCGAGGCACCTGCCGTTGGAGTTAACATTGTGGTGCGTAGAGTGAGCACGACGCTTTCCTGATTATGGTCGACGAGATTCTCAAAATAGCCCAAGGGCAGCCGTTTATCGTCGTGATTTTGCTGCTGGCTATCTACGCGATGAACCGGAACAACTCCGAACTGATCGCCCGGCTTCATCAGGAACGGAATGAACGCCTTGACCGCTTGGAAACGGCGATTGCTGAGTGTGAACGGGACCGGAAAGCCCTCTGGGAAAAACTTTCAAAATGAAAATAAAAGACTACGTCAAGCAGCCCTCAACGTGGCTGGGAATCCTCAAACTCGGCGCTGCCCTCGGGCTGTATTCAACCGGAGTCGGCGGCGCAGTGGCGCAGGCCGTCATCGCTATTTTTGGCGCGGTCGATGTTGTCCGCAACGAGCGCACCAAGCCTGAATGATTCTTTCCGAAAAAGGGCTTAAATTGGTGCTGGATTACGAGGTGGGCGGCGGGGAGCCGTACTACCGCAAATTTTTAGCCGCGCCGACGGTGCCGGGCTTTTCCTCGGGGGTGACGATCGGCATCGGATTCGACCTCGGATATTGCAACCGAGCAGAGTTTGACCGGGCGTGGAGCGACTTGGATTGCGCTGGCAGGCTCCGCAGCGTGATTGGTTTGACGGCACAGGAAGCTCAACAAGCCTGCCGCGGGCTGAATGGGATTAAGGTGCCGTGGGAGATGGCGCTGAAAGTGTTTTTGGATCAACAGTGCCCCATCCACTGGCTGCGCACACTGCGCATTTATCCGCAGGCCGCGAGCATCCACGAAGATTGTGCGTCGGCACTGTTTAGCCTGGTATTCAACCGCGGGACATCCCTAACGGGCGAGCGCAGAAGCGAAATGCTGGGGATCAAGGATGCATTGGCCACAAACCACCTCGACGAAATACCAAGGCTGATCAGGAGCATGAAGCGATTGTGGCCGGGCACATCAGGCTTGCCAAAGCGCAGGGAGGCCGAGGCGGCGCTCTTTGAGGAGGGGCTGCGTGGCTAACATCACGCGCAGCTGGAAGCGGTTTTTAGCCGTGGGATGCTCGCACGGGCACTTGGCGGACCAGCGCTTGTTGCGGGGCGTCTTAAAGTTTCGCGATCGATGGAAGCCGCATAAGGTGATTCACCTGGGCGACGCCATTGACCTCGCTTGTCTGCGAGAAGGCGCCATCCACACTGCGGACGATGCGCTGTCGCCGGACGCAGACCTTGAAGCCGGGCTTGCGTTTATTGAGCAGCTGGCGCCCAACGTTTGGCACCTAGGCAACCATGAAGCCCGCTTAGTGCGACTCATGGAGCATCCTCGGGCAATTGTCTCGGGGTTGGCGGCTCGTATTTATAGCGACATTGAGTTGCAGGCGGAGCGACTTAAATGTGAATTGGTGCCGTACAACTTCCAGAATGGATGGCGGACACCTCTGGGCTCCGACGCTGTCACCGGGCACGGGTACATGGTCAACGAGATGGCGCTGCGCGATCACGCCGAATCAATCTGCACCGGCACCCAGACCAAGGTCATTATCGCACATCTCCATCGCGTTTCGCAGCACGAGGGCCGGCGGCGCGATCATCCGACGGGCTATTGTGTCGGGTGGCTGGGGGATCCATCGCTGGCGCATTACGCTGCGCTGCGCCGAGCAACCACGTCATGGTCCCGGGGGTTTGCCTGGGGAGAGTACTGCGAAAATGAGACTCAAGTATGGCTCGCAAAAGAACTCCAAAACGGAACGATTCGCCTGCCCGTGTAACGCTACAGGCGCTTGTCGATTCGGTCGCGGCTAACCCCCCACCTGAGGGCTGGTACACGCTCGCGCAGCTGGCGAAGCATATCCGATGTTCGGAGACTCATACTCGGCGCCGAATTGAGGAATTCGGGGTTGAAACAAAACTTTTTCGGCCGGAGGGCGGAAAAAGAGCAGTGATCCACTATTATTTCCCCATCAAATGACCGACGAGCAACGCGAGGCTATTATCCAGCGGGCGCTTGACCTGTTGGCAGAGCATTTCGAGGTTTGCCAGCTATTCGTTCAAGTCCACCACGGTGGCGATCATACGCAAGGATGGGAGGCTGGTTTTGGCAATATGTTTGCGCGCGAGCTGCACGTTCATCGTTGGAGCGAGGAAGTTTATCACGAACCCGCAACGGAATCGGACGACGAAGAAGAGGATTGACTTTCCTGCCGCGGCTCATCAAACCGCTGATCTAGTGTGTTGTTTCCCTCCCGTGGGTTTTATGCTTTTTCCCGCGGGGGGGTTTCACGCTTCAGATTATGAGATTTCATTGCCCTGGCGTCCCGCATACTGTCACAAGTCCCGAGTACAACGCATGCGCGTTCACTCAAAAGGTTCTTAAGCTCTGCGCGGGGCTTAAAGCCGCAGGGCAAGAGGTGATCCATTACGGGCACGAGGAAAGCCAAGCGGATTGCAGCGAGCACGTCACGGTGACGACCAACGACGATTTGCAGGCAGCCTATGGCTCCTATAATTGGCGCAAGGAGTTTTTCCGGCACGATTCAAACGACATCGCCTACACAAACTTTGCCGAGCGGTTTAACCGTGAAATTAAATCCCGCAAACAGCCCGGGGATTTCCTGCTGGCGCCCTTCGGTTGGGGACATCAGCGCGTTTGCGAGGCCAACCAGGACATTCACGTTGTCGAGTCAGGGATCGGATACCCGTGGGTACTGCCTCGGGAGCTGGCGCGATGGAAGGTGTACGAGTCCTATGCTGTCCGCAATGCCGTCCACGGCTCCGACCGAGTCGCTTTTGCGAATAACGACGACTACGAAATTGTGATTCCGAATTACTTTGAGCCTGACAAATTCGGGCCGGTGGTGACCGAGTCGGAGGATTACATTTTGTACCTCGGGCGCATAACGAGAGCCAAGGGTGTCCATATTGTCGCGGAAGCGGCGGCAAAGGCAGGAAGGCGGCTTAAAATCGCAGGGCAGGGGGATTTAGTGAAGGAGTATGCGGGGCCAACAGACCATATCGAGTTGATCGGCTACGCGGACGAGGAGACACGGCGCGACTTGATGCGGCGGGCTGCCTGCCTGATGATCCCGTCGCAGTACATTGAGCCCTTTGGCGGCGTGGCGGTGGAGGCAATGCTTTCGGGGACGCCGGTGGTGACATCAGACACCGGCGCTTTTACGGAATGGGTATTACCAGGACACAACGGCTATCGGTGCCGCACCATGGGGCAATACGTTTGGGCGATCAACAACGTCCACCTGCTAAACCGGCGAGCCATCCGAGTTTTTGCAGCCCGCAACTTTAGCGTGGCGGCGGTGGTGCCGAAATACTTGGAGTACTTTGGGCTGATTGAGGACGTTCGAACTGGCGCAGGCTGGTACGAGCCGTTTAAGCGCGCAGGCATCCAACTCGGAAATATCGATTTCTCTCCCCTCTATGTCTGAGCCATCCGACATCTGGGACCCTGGATCTCTGGACAAGCCGGAAGAGCTGCTGGCCGAGGAACTCGGGCTTACGCTGGATCAGGCGCGGCGCGTGTTGGCGTGGGCGGAGCGGCAGCGGGCAGGGCAGGAGCGCACCGGGAATGCCGAGTTGATTGCGGTGATCAGGCTTTTTTGGCGTTACGGATCCAACGGCAAAATGCTTGCGCTTGCGCTGGCGTTTGCCGCAGGCCTTGACCGGCAACTCCCTTTCCGGAGCATGCGCGAGGCCGCGGCAGCGAGCGGATACACGGTTGCAGCGCTCAGCAAACTTGTCCGGAATGTCCAAGACTCGCTAGGGCTTCCAAGAACGTCGCACAATAAAAGCGACGAAGCTTCGACGGTTTTTTCTGCCGTCCAAAAGGTCAAACACTTCAGAAAACGCAAATTCAGGATTCAATGAACACCGAGGAACTCATTTCGCCGCAGGGCTTAAAGCTGGAAAACGTAAAGGACGAAGCGACCGCCGTGCAGCTTCTTGGGATTCTTGAATGGGCTCGAAACGACATGCTTTTTGGGTTGGGCGACTGGATGGCGCATTGTGCTGCCGTATTTGGCAATGAGTTTGTAAACAAACAGTTGGAGTTTTCCTCGTTTTCTTTCGAGGAGGCTTCCCGAGCGTACGAAGTTGCAACAAAGATCCCGCGAGGCAAGCGGCATCCGTCGTTAACCTTTGAACATCACGCGGTGGCAGTGCGCGCGGTGCAGCCGGAACTTGCGTTGGATTGGGCGTTTGAGCAGGGCCTGACAGCGGCGGAACTTGCTCACGCGGTGCGGGTTAAAGTGCAGTTGACCAAGCAGGAAATCAAGGAACAGCGGGAAAGTCTGAACGTGGCGTCGCCAGTGCTTATCGCAGAGCGGTTTACCAAATGGCTTGGCCGGGTTCCGCAGGATCGGTGGACGGTGGAGGATAAACGCCAGATTCTGGCTGATTTTGAGCCTGTGCTGAAATTTTTATCGGAGTTAAAGCGGGAAGTCTCAACGGCTTAGAGATTCCCTCGAAAAAAAGTTTGCAACCGGAATGTGACCGTATAGGTTCGCAACCGTTCGCAGTAACGCGGACGCAAACAACCAACACACACAAAAAAATGTCCAACTCCACTTCTTTTGCCAACAGCATCATTTCTGACTCCGCAACCATCCTCAACGCTGACGGGTTTGTAATTGCGACCGGCGTCAGCGTCGCACACTGCGGCGATGTGATTGCAATCGGAGCAGCGGCTCATCGCCGCGACGAGCTGACGATTGCAGCAGACCGCATCGAGTCAATCCACGGCTGGACGGTGCTGCTCTAAGGCCGAAACGCCTTCGGGCGTCGCAGGGTAAGGCCCTGCCTGACGATGGCCGTCTGAGTTAACCTACTAACATACACACACATACCATGAAACTGATCAAAGCATTCCGCGCCTTCAAGAAGACCACCGCATACGCCCGCCCGGGACTGTACGCCTTCGAGGCCGCCTACACTTGCCCCCGCTCTGGAGGCCGCGAATTTCGACCCATCCAAGACGTGCCGGAGGACATCACGGACTTAATCATTGACGTTTACGCCCTCTCTGGGCCGATCGGGGATCGGGAGCGCGATTGGATACACTCGTTTGACGCCAAGTGGGATGGGAAGGCCCTTGTGGCGCGCCAGATTGGCAGATAAGGCCGAAACGCCCTCCGGGGCGTCTGACCCGTGATGCGGGCACTGACGAGGCCGTCAGCAACTCACACAACACACTATGAAAACCGAATACATTCACCCAGGGCTTGGAATTTCAAGCATCTGGCAAACCAAGTCAGGAAAATTTAGCTGGGCAAACAGAGCCGGAGAAGGATGCGATTTGGCCTCATTTGAAGCAGCGGTGCAGGAAGCCACGGAAGCATTGGAGGCCTGCAAATGAGGCCTCTGATTTGCGTTTCGTCCGTTGTCCTTTGTTTCTCGGATTTGTACTGGCTTCAGCGCGTAGCTGGGACTTGGGAGGGTTTAGTTTGGGCTGCGCTGTCCGTCTGCACGGTGCCCGTCGTCTTGCTGGCTTTTGCCGAGTTGACCAATGAATAGCAGCCCAGGCGACAAACAAAGGGCGGGGCGGGAGTTTCAACCCGCGCAAGGGGAACAGGCGTTCCCGGCAATCAACATGGTAAGCGTTCGCAAGGCTTACCTCGAATGGCTCCAGCGTCGGGGCCTTAGGGCTGAGGAAATGGCGACATTCCACCAGTTCGCGACGCGCCGCAAAAAAAACCGAAACACAAACAGCACACCAGAATGATTTACATCGACATTGAAACGGGACCGAGTCCCCATGCAGCCAACTACGCGCCTGAGTTCCGGGCGCCAAAAAACATCAAGGATCCCGTCAAGATTGCGGCGGCGATCGAAGAGGCCAAAACCGAGTGGGAAAGTCGGCACGCTCTTTCCGCGGTCACCGGCGAGGTACTGGCCGTTGGGTTGGCGTTTGGTAGCGAGGCGCCGGTGAGTTTGCTTCGATCTACCACCGAGCGGGATTTGCTGCTGGCTGCGTGGAGTCTGATTCAGGATCGAGCCAGGGAGATTATGGTCCCCCGGCTTTGCGGCTGGAACATTTGCGGCTTTGACCTGCCGTTCCTCCGGCGGCGCAGCTGGATCCTCGGCGTGACCCCGCCGGAATGGATTTACCCCGCCGACAACCGCAACCTAGCGTGGACTCATCGTGACCTGATGTTAATTTGGTCTCACAATAATCCCCAGGAGCGTTTGTCCCTTAAAATGGCTGCTAAGCTGTTCAATCTGGGCGACAAGCTTGGGAGCGGAGCGGACTTTGCGGAGCTGCTGAAGACCGACCCGCTCGCGGCGGAAGCGTACCTCCGGCGGGACGTGGAACTGGTCCAGGCGCTGGCAAAACGGATGGAGGTGGCGAAATGACTGACGAGCAAATTAACGTAACGATTGCGGAAGTTTGCGGGTGGACGAATGTGGGCGAGTGTGAAAACGGTGGCTTTAGACTTCGCGGTTTTCCGCCAGATCGGCACGAGGCGCACAGAAAGCCGATTCCTGACTATTGTGCCGACCTCAACGCGATGCACGAGGCGGAGAAAATGCTTCGAGGCAGCGAATGGGAAACTTTCGTGGATTTATTGGCCGACACATGGATTCAGGTGGCACACGCAACCGCACGGCAGCGCGCTAAGGCTTTTCTGCGAACGCTGGGCAAATGGGAGGGCGAGGAACGAGACATTGCCAAAGCCGATTTGGAAAAGGTGGTTAAGTACAACACGAGAGTGCGCAATGAGTTAGAGAAGGGCCGGGCCGAGGAAGAGAAGCTGCGCGACGAGTACACCGCAGCAACCAACCATTACAATGCAACCATCAACAAACTTCTTACAGAGCGCGACGAGGCCCGCGTCGAGGTGGAGCGATTGAAAAATCATATTCCTGCCGCCACGAAAATGATCCGCCCCGAACCTTCTCGGCTGGAGATTGCGGCGATGTTGCAAGCAGGCTGGCTGGCAAATCCGGAATCGGAAATCGACAATCAGCATGACTGGTGGCTCGCGCAGGCGGATGCGCTCATTGAAGCAGCGAAAGGAGGGGTGGAATGACTGACGAATACATCGACAAGCTCACGCGGGAAATGATTGAGGAGGCCGCAAAGTTCCGTGAAGTGCCTACGGATACATGCATCAGAGTGTCAGTGATGCTGCAAACAGCGGCAAATCTGATCCATGATATGCGTCAGAAAAAGGAGAAGCATGTTCAAGCGCTCAAGCTGCCGCGGGGACAGTGGGAGGTGGCCGAATGACCCAAAAAGAACGATTGCGGGAGCGCCAAGCGTTGGCGCACAAGCTCGGGCTGGATCAGCCGTTGAGTTGGCGGGCAACCGCCTTTTGCATCGAGCATCGGCTCGAGTCTCTCGACAAACTGCGGGACAAAGTGCGGCGGGATTACCGTTTCCTCAAGCGCGGCAATTTCGGATTCGGCACATACAACGAGTTGCGGAAGGCCGCTGGGTTGCAACAGACCCGGCACGACGAGCCAACGCTGCGCGAGCGGGTGCAGGCGCTGGAGAACCAGCTGCGGGAGGCGCAGGGAGAAGTATTCGAGCTGCAGTTACTCCGGAACCGGATGCTGGCGCGGTTTTACGATGTGGTGCAGCGCACGGTCATCGACCGTCGACCATTGGAGCCCCGGGAGCAACGGTCATTGTGGGCAATGTACGAAAAGTTTCAGGGGATGTCCGCTCGCGAGAATTGGCTGGAGGTGGAGCCATGAGCCCGGAGATCAACCATTACCTGGCGTTGGCGATCGACGCCAACAGCCAAGGCCGGGACGATTTGCGGCTGGCAGCGGAGGTGGGAATCCTACGCATGCTTTGCGGCATGCTCTTCCAGAAGATCCCTCCGACGCAACGCGGAGACATTTCGGCCGCCGTTGTCAGACAGCTTCGAATCTGCATTTCCGCCGCGGATGATGACCGGCGAATTGAACACGAATTGAACACGAAATGAACACGAATCACATGCGGTGTCTAATTGCCGCAGCATCGCTTTTGCTCGCAGCAGTCCTATGGTGGCGGCATCGCGAGTAAGACCACGGCGGAAGCCGACTCAAAACACGAAAACACGAAAACACAGAACACAGATGAACATAAATCAGGTCAAACCAACAGGTGCAAAGCGTAAAGCCGATGCAACTAAAAATAGAAACCGAGTGAAACGGGAAAAAATGGCTGAAATCCGAACACAAGCCGCAATCGCAGCAATGGCTGCAATGCTTTTGCAGGGAAAATCTACAAGATGGTCTGACAACGAAATCGCAACCGATGCCGTAGAACTAGCAGACGCGTTGATGAGTGAATTACGCCGCAAGTCCCTGAGATAGTCAGTGACGTAACTAATTTAACGCAGAACACGAAAACACGAAAATACAGAACACATATGGCAATCCTGAAAATCAACACCGGCGGGAAATCCTCCCGCATTAAATCCGGCGAGCTGCCCCCGAAGGGCCGATACATCGCCACCTGCATCGCGATCGAAGACCGTTTCGGCGTCGAGCGGCAAAAGTTCGACTCGGCGGAAACCGAGGTGGTAGACCTGACGAGCTTTTATTTCGGTTTCAAGTGCAAACAGGGACTTCCTTGGGTGATTCAGACTCGGGAGATGAAGCCGATTATCCATGAAAAGGCGGCGCTCTTTGGATTTCTGCAAAAGTGGCTTGAAAAACCGCCAACTGCGGGCCTCGACACGGCTTCCCTTGTCGGCTTTCCGGCAGAAATCCGCATCGAGCATCAGCCAGGGCGCAAAGATCCGTCGCGCTTTTTTCCGAACCTGTCCAGCGTCCTCCCGATCGACTCGGACGATGCGGGTAAGGTGCTAGGCGTGGAGGTATTCAAAGAACTTCTGCATCCGGCAACCCCGACAGCGGCTCAACAACAGGAAGACGGCGACGAGATCCCGTTCTAATTTGCACCCTACCGGGGGGCGCGTATCCGACAAACGCGCACAACACACTACGACATGAGCGAGATGATACTAGGGATTGATCCAGGCACGACGCACTCGGCGTTGGTATGGTGGGATGGTAAGGCAGTTTGTTGGTATCGGTATTTGGAAAACGCTACCGTTCTCTCTGCGCTGAATCCAAACACGCCTGCAAATGTTTGCTCTGTGGCAATTGAGATGATCGCCAGTTACGGGATGCCGGTTGGTCGCGAAACCTTTGAGACAGTGCGCTGGATCGGACGATTTCAGCAGCAGTTTGTTCACTGCGGCTACTCGGAACCCGAGTTGCTTTACCGCAAAGACATCAAACTGCATCTGTGCGGCTCGATGCGAGCCAAGGATGCCAACGTTCGACAGGCTTTGATTGACCGCTTTGGCCCACCGGGGACTAAAGGCAAGCCGGGGGTGCTCTACGACATCAAGAGCCACGGCTGGGCGGCGTTGGCGGTGGCGGTGACGGCGTGGGATTTGCGCCAGGGTAAATGACAAAGCGCACCGACGCCCGGCAGCTCGACGCCGAGGCGGAGTATTTGGAGGCTAAGCGCATAGCCTCCGAACTGTACCGCCTGCACCGACACCTAGGGCCGTTTAGCCGCAAAGATGCGATAAAACTGGCCGGAATTTGTAAGCTATTTCAGGGCGAGTTTGAGCCAGAAGACACTAACAACAACACACGGAAAGATGATAAACAAAGCACAAAAGAAAGTAATAACCAAGAGCAGGTGGCTCAAGACTTCCAAGCCTTGGCTGAAAAGCTGCGGGGCGAACGACAACACCAAGCCCCCCCTTTCACCACCCCCTCCACCCCCCTTAGAGGGGGGGATGGGGGTGTGGAAGCGGGGGTGCTTGGGTAGTGTAGCGGTTCCCGTTTTTCGCTCAGACTCCGACAACGCAACCCCTCGGCGCTGGAATAAAAACCAGCATTCCCGCCTTTCAAAGCGTCAGGCTGATAGGATACTGCGGACAGTACGGCAGAGGGCCTTTAAATCGCCAGCAATCGAGGTTCGAGCAAAATGACTGCCGAGGCCTCCTTTCCTACCGTAGCGACCGAGGCGGAGATGGCGGTTGCCGGTTACTGCATAAATGATCCGCTGCGAGCGTTTGAGACTTTAAATAAATCGGGGTTTCGGGTTGAGGATGTATTGCTCCCGATTCCGAAAGTGATCATTCAATTTGTTATTAGCGAAGCAGCAAAAGGCAAAGCGCCGGACTTTGTACAATTGGCGACCGAGCTTTCCATTCGTGCGCCTGGTTCATCCTCCGCTGTTATAACCGAGTATGCGCAGATGGCTTTCGATCCTCGGGGCCTGCCGGAATGGCTGCGGATCCTGCGGGAGTTTGCTCAACGCCGCACAGCCCGGGCCTTAGCGCAAAAGCAACTCGAGCGCGTACAGGCCGGTGAGCCTTTGCTAGAGATTGCCAGCAGTGCGCGAGGATGGGCCGACACCGTAGCGCAGCAGACTGAGCGACCGAAAGACGATTGGCAGGCGCTGATTGCTCGGCAGATTGAGGCTTACGCTCAACCCCCCGACCCCAATCGTATTCTTTCCACCGGCTTCCCGCTTCTCGACGATCGGTTTCTCATTGAGCGTGGGGATTACCTAGTCATCGGCGGAGCAACTGGCGCAGGCAAATCAATGCTAGGGATCCAGCTGGCCTGCCAAATGCTCGAGGGATCCGACCAGGCAGCGTTGATTTGTTCCCTCGAGATGCCGACCGCTCAAATCATAGACCGCATCATCTCCCGGGAGGCGAGCGTGTACGGATCGACCTTAAAGCGCCGACTCTTTACCCAAGCAGACTTTACCCGCATCCAAGGCGCCATTGGCCGGACGCTCAACCGCGCGCTGCACATCCGCGACGATTGCCACGATTTACAGAGTATTTTAGCAAATGCTAGAGCCCTCCACGCGCAGAAAGGGCTGCGGGTGCTGCTGGTCGATTACCTCCAGATTATCCGAGGGCCGGACAAGGAGCTGCGGGAACAACAGGTGGCAGCCATCTCCCGGGAGCTGCGGTTGCTTGCGCTTGAGACTGGCGCGGTGGTCATTGCCCTTTGCCAACTCAACCGCAACGGTGAGGCCCGTGAGTCTGCAGCAATCACGATGGATGCCACGCAGTTCCTGGCAATCCACCGCGCAAACACCGAGGGTAAGCGACACAACCCAACGGACGATGAGGAGGAAGAGGATCGGAACAAGCGCATACTTGAGATCCGCAAAATTCGAGACGGGGAATGCGGCGAACTCGAAATGGGCTTTGACGGGGGATGCTCGCGGTTTTATGAATTGAAGTGAGATTACAGATTATGGCTAGAGGAAAAACATACTACAGAAACCCGACACTTGCAGCACGCAAGGCCCATGAATGGGCACAGATGATTGAGGATTTGCCGGAGCATTTGCGCGCTCCGGTTGCTCGACTTGTGTGGTGGGATTACTTTGGGGATAGACTGGTACCCAATCGCTCAAACCTTTTGGATAAATATTTGCAGACAACGGATGAGCCGGACCTTGATGAATGGGTGCAAGCGTTGATCGACATTGGCTATGATGCAAATGTTGCGGCGTTAAGAATCGGAGCGCATTGTAGGTCTTTTCGTCGAACGATTGAGGAGGAGGCTAATCGGAGAGCCAGGAATTACCGCATCAATACGCGGGGCTTCGAGATGAAGCGGCGGCAATCAAGCAACATTCAAGAGGCGGAAAACAGCTTGAAAGTCACAAAGCAGGCTCTGACGCGTGGCAATGGCTTTGAAAATAAGCAATAACGTTGAACTTTAACTTTAAAGCATAAGGAATCTCTTTAACCGGCCTCTTTCAAGAGGTGTGGTGTGGGACTTGAACAAACTTATGAGCGGTCAAAAACCATCAACGGGACGAAAAAAAGCCAAAAAGGAGGGCGAACTGTCCGTGCAGGAGCTTTCAGACCTTCTCGGGCTCGACAAGTCGACCGTGTACGATGCCTGCGCAAAGGGAATGCCAAAAACGATCGAGGGCGCAATAGCCTGGAGGGAGGCAAAGCCGACCATTCAAGCGGTCGCGAAGAGTGGCAATATTGCTGATGCCCGGTTGGCTAAGCTCAACGCGGAGACAGAAAGGATCCAGTTTAAGACCGCGGTGGAAAAGGCCGAATATCTTCGGATCGACGAGGTGCGTGAGGCGGCGACAAGCATTGGTTCCATTCTGGTAGCGGAATTGAACGCGCTGGCAAATGATTTGCCTGGACACCTGGCGGGGCTTTCAGAAATCCAGATCCGTGACCGGTTGCTGGTGCGGTTGGATTTGCTTGTGACAAAAGCGCGGGCAAAATTGGACGCTCTTTCGGCAGTTGAACGGACAGATTTGGAGGAAGATGCGGCAGATCATTGACGGGTTCCTTTTGGGCTTTCAGGCGCGCTTTCAAGGCGACCCGCTCGACTGGCTCGAGCAAAATGTCGTGTTGCCGCACTCGGCGAGGGCGACGCTGTTTGACCGGACGGTTGCGCCTTGGCTAAACGAAATTGTCGGGACGTTTGCCAGCGGTCATTTTCGGCAGATTGGAATTCGGGCGCCGGTTGGCGGGGGAAAAACGACTCTGCTGGAATTACTCGTGACTTATGTGGTTGCCGAGGCCCCCGGGGGAATGCTGCTGGTTGGACAGAGTGACGACATGGCAAAGGACTTTGCTGAAACCCGTCTTTTGCCAGTCCTGCAAAACTGCAAAAAGACGGCGGCGCTTTTCCCAAGCGATCGGCATCAGAAGCGGAAGACTTCGATTCTTTTTCCCCACATGCCGCTCTTCATCGCGGGCGCGAACCTTAGCAGTCTGCAAGAAAAGTCGATGCGGTACGTCTGGATGGATGAGCTTTGGAGATGGCGCCCGGGAATGATCGGCGAGGCGCAGCGGCGAACGCATGACCGTTGGAACTCGGTGGTGATAGGGGTCAGTCAAGGATGGGACGAGTCGCACGAAGCCTCAGCGTTTTTCGACTCGGGCGAGCTGCGCTGTTGGGGCGTCGAGTGCCCGGGGTGCCAGCAGTGGCAGCGGCTAACTTGGTCAGGCATCAAATGGGACGACCACGCGCTCGAAGATGGGACGCCGGATTGGGAAGCCATCAGCGCGTCGGTCCGGCACGAATGTCCAACGTGCGGGCACGTTACTCGGGACACCGCGCAAGAACGGCGGGCGCTGGCTTCCCGGGGACGGTACGCGCGGATGCCAAGCAACTCGCTGGCGCACCGGGTGTCGTTCCATTATTCAGCATTGGCCGTGTATTGGATACCATGGGGCACGCTGGTGGTGGAGTGGCTAAAGGCGCAAATTCTTAAGAAAGCCGGGGACGTTTCGGCACTCCGGCAGTTCATTCAAAAACGGCTCGCCGAGGTTTGGCGCGAAGAGAATGACCTCCCGCCGGTGGAGCTGCGTGGCGCTGACTACACAAAAGAGGAATTTGTGGATGGGGCACGGATCGACGGCGAGGTACGGCGGTTTTTAACGATAGACCGCCAGCAAGACCACTGGTGGGCACTTTGCCGAGCGTGGCGGGCTGATGGGACAAGCCGGTTGATTTGGGAGGGCAAAGTGCTAACGCTCGAGAGCCTGCGGGACCTGCAACAGAGGCTCCGGATTGAGGATTATTGTGTCTTCCAAGACTCGGGCTTTGATTCCGGAAACGTGTACGACGAATGCGGGGCGTTTGGGTGGAATGCGATGATGGGTCGGGGAGATGACTTTTTTTGGATCGGCGCCGGCAAGGTCCGGCATCAGCGGGCGTATTCTGAACCCCGGCCTGTACGTTCGCCCCGAGGGCACGTTTGCAAACTGATTCTTTTCGCTAACGAGCCCGTGAAAGACCAGCTGGTCCGACTCCGAGGCCAGGGCGCACCGGACTGGGAGCATCCTAGGGATGCGTCGCCAGATTGGACGGCGCACATGAATTCAGAGTTGAAGCGGGATGTTGTGGACCGGGTAACCAAGCAGGTCAAACAGCGGTATGTTTTGGTGAAAAAACACAACCACCTGTGGGATTGCGAGGCTATGCAGGTGGTTGCGGCAATGTATTTCCGGATCCTCAACAACTTGAGACGGGGGGGCTAGGTTTGACAATTTGGGCAGGGCGTGGACGCTCCGACCTCAGTAATTCTCAACCTCTTTTTGCAGCAGGATGTTGCTCTCCTGCGCAATCTGCGGGATCAGGCTTTTGATGCCGTGGCTGCCGGGGAAGGCACGCTGGTGAGCAGTTCGGTGAACGGATCCAGCTTCACTTTTAACGTCCCAAGCAGTCTTTCCAAGATGCAGGTGATGACCTTTGCACAGATGGCGCTCGACCATCGCGCGAGGAACATTTGCCGACCCGTGACGCGGACCCAAGCCCTTTTTAACTAGCCATGATCGGAAATATCACAAAGTGGCTCAAAAGCACGCTGGGCATCGGGCGACCGGATCAAATGCGGCTAGTCAACGGCGGATGGTACGCCAACCGACCGATTCTCGGTAATTACGCCGCGCCGCTCGATCGGAACATCTCGGTCGGCGAATGGAGGACGATCGTTAACGCATCGCAAAAGCTTTTCTGGAATTTCGGACCAGCCCAGGGAGCGCTGCAAGAAAAAGCGACTTACGTTGTCGGACGCTCCTGGCTGCCGCGGTTTGAAGGGGAGGATAAGGAATGGGGCAAAGCCGCAACCGAGTGGCTCATCAACCAGTTCTACGGCGTCGCGTATGTGAACGGGATGGACTTCCAAAGCGGTCTTTACCTGGATTCATTGAGCGTTGACCGGGACGGCGACGTCTTTTGCCTCTACACCGAGGCCCGTGACGGGTACCCGCAATTCCAACAAATCCCCTGGCACGCGGTTGGAAGCCGGGATCAAAAAGACGTTGTGGAAAAAGGTCCCTATCGAGGGCTCCGGCAGCACAACGGGGTGATTGTTAACGAGCTTGGCCGCGCGGTGGCGTTCAATATCCTTGGCCGAACTGCCGAGGAAGATCGGCAAGTCTCAGCCCGGAGCGTGGATTTCCTGCGCGAGCCGGTGGCGCCGGATCAGACGCGAGGGCTTCCTGCGTTCACATCCGCAATTATGGACTTGCGGGACTTGATGACGATGCAGGACTACGTCAGGCAGGCGGCGAAGCTGGCCGCCAGCATCGGGCTGATCGAGCACAACGAAATGGGCGTCGCCGATCTTTCGGATCCCGTCTACCAGCTGCAAAAAAATGGGCCGACGCAACAAAGCGTCGTCGGGGAAGAAATCATGGCCGGGACCGTACGTTATTTCCGTGCGGGATCGGGCTCAAAGCTCGAGCAGTTCAAAAGCGACATCCCGAGCGAGGCAACCAACAGTTTGATGGAGCGACTGCTGCGCAACGCGCTTCACGGCGCCGGCCTTCCTTATGAGTTTTTCTGGGACGCGAGTAAACTCGGAGGCGCATCGGTGCGGGCCATGGTAGCCAAGGTTAACCGCACAGTGGCCGACCGGCAGGACCTTCTCCGACCAGCTGCGCGGCGCCGGATTGGGTATGCCGTGAGCAAAGCGGTCAAACTCGGCATCCTTCCCCCATACCGAGGGGCGGACATCGGTGGATCTCTTCGGTGGGGATTTACTACGCCGCCGCTTGTGACGGTGGACGCTGGGTATGCAAACGCGGATGCCCGGGAGGCTTACAAACTCGGAATGCGAAACCTCTCGGAGATCCTCGCCGAGGGCGGACGCACACTTTCCGACCACCTCGACGAGCGCGAAGCGGAAGAGCTGGCAATCCGTGAGCGTATGCAGCGCAGCGGGCTGCCTGAATCCGCGTTTCGCGTGATCCCTGGCGCACCAATCCCCCAAGTTCAACCGGAGCAAAGTCTATGAGGTTTCAGAGAGTGATCGAGCAGGTGATGTATCGTCCTTGGTTTATTACCGCCGAGGGCCACGCTGCAGTCCGGAAAGTAGTGCAGGCGGCAATGGTGCGCGCAAACGGAGATTCGCCGGATCTCTCAATGTTCATGAATCCTCGGGAAGAAATGGAGATCCTTCCCTCTGGAATTGCAAAGATTCACGTTTGCGGAGTGCTTGGGAAAGGGTTGTCGCCGATCGAAAAAAGCTGCGGAAACACGGATTACGAAGACATTGCGGACGAGATTCAGCACGCCGTGGAAGCCGGAGCGCGTGGAATCTTCCTAGAAATTTCTTCCCCCGGTGGAACCGTTGTCGGAAATGCGGAGATTGCCGAGGCAGTCGCGGCTGCTGGGGTGCCGACGCTGGCTTATTCTGAGGATCTCGCCTGTTCGGCCGCGTACAACATTGCAGTTTCCTGCGATTACGCGTTTGGGTCGCCGAGTTCAACCTGGGGCAGCATAGGCACCATCATTCCGTGGATCGATCAGAGCGCGATGTGGTCGATGCAGGGTATGGAATGGGCACCGATTACCAACGCCGAGGGTGACTTGAAAGGCGCAATGCACGGGCCGAGCCTGACGCCGGACCAGCGGGCATCCTTGGAGCAGTATGTGCAGGACGCTTTCGAGCAATTCCGCGCAAATGTGCTGCGGTCGCGATTGGTATCACCTGATGCCATGCGCGGGCAGGCATTCTTCGCGCCGCGGGCTCTTGAGAATAATTTGATCGACGGCATTCTCTCTGAGGATGAAGCGCTGGCCTACCTGGAGGAAAGGCTTTGAGTTGACAGGGCCAAAAAGGCATGGCCCTTCCAAAGACTTTGACCGAGGCCCGGGAAGCTTTGTCCGCCGCTCTCGAGCGCGAGACGGCATTGCAGACCGAGGCGCAAACTTTTGTTGAGATTCGCGACAGTCTCAAGGCGCAGCTGGACGCGGCGCACGCAAACGCGACCGAATTGGCCGTGAAGCTCGAAGCTTCCAAGAGCGAGATTTTGCAACTCGTGGAAGAAAACGCCGCTCTTCGAACCGCGGCGACCATTGCCGAAACCAAAGTGACCGAGGCGGTCGCATCTCTCGGAGTGCCACCCGTTGCAATTTCTGAAGCGCCCGTTTCCGCGCCGACCAAAGCGGAACTCTGGGACGAATACCACAAACTTCCCGTTGAAAACCGGAACGCTTTTTACAAAGCGAACCGCGAAACAATGCGAGACTAAACCCCAACCATCCAAGCAATAACAAAATATGGCTACCAATACCATCGCGGGGTGCAACCTCGCAGCAATCGCACAGGAGTCCCTGCAATACGCTTCCAGCGTGTTTGCTCCCCTGGCAGCGTTCACCACTGATTTCAGCGCGGACATCGCCGCCAACGGCGCATCTGTCACGACTCGGATCCCGACCCGCCCGACGGCGGTCGATCTTTCGAACGGCTACACGCAACAGGACACCACCACGACTGCAAAAACCATCACGCTTAACCAGTTCCCGGGTTATGTGTGGGGGTTCAATGATTTGGAGCGCTCCAAATCTGCGATCAACCTCAACGATCTTTTCATCGCGCCAGCGCTGGAAGCGGTCGGCCAGGCTCTCTTCGATTTTGTTTGGAACCTGGTGGTTGTCGGCAACTTTGCAACCTCTACCACGATCACTGCGGCAAACTTCGACCGTGACGACCTCGCGGATATCAGCGCGACTCTTACCGGGACGAAGAAGGCGCCCAAGAGCAACCGCGCATTGATCGTGAATCCGACGTACTACGCTTCTCTGGTAAAAAGCTTGAACTCCGCGGAAATCCCGACGATCACCGCTCAGAAGGCGGAGGGTGTCGTCCCCCGTGTCGCCGGGTTCGACATTTACGAAACCGACCTCGCGGACGGCAACAGCGCAAACCTCACCGGCTTTGCTTTGCACAAGTCTTCCCTGATCATGGCCGCCCGTTCGGTGGACAGCACGGGGTTTGTGGAGTCCGGCGGCGAAATCGCTGATGTGGTTGTGCCCGGGTTGAACCTCCCCCTGCAGTGGCGCCGCTGGTACAACCAGGACGAGGGCGTCCTGAAATACAGTCTCTCCGTCCTGTTCGGCGCCTCCGCCGGAACGGACATGGGCGTCCGTATCGTTTCCGCTTAATGCGGTGAGCAAATAGCTCAACCCCGATGCCTCCGCCGACTCGCCCGGCGGAGGCATTTCTTTTTTTGACATCGCCCCCTTTTGCAGATGACTAAGATTTCCATTGTTACGCACCGCACCGGACTTCGCACGGATGTCGTTTTTCACGGGCCGACAGACCGCGCAATTGAGTTTTACAAAGCGTTTTCGCAGCCTGGGGAAATTTCCCTTTTTGTCTGCAACCGAGCCGACCGGACAAAGAAACTTAAAGCAACCGAGCCGGAGGCCGAAGTCCGTCCACCTTCACGCAAAAAGCTTCTCTAGCGCATGGGCTTCTTCGAAATCAACAGCACTGCGGCGCAACAGGCAATTGCTTACATGGGACGGCAATTCACGTTTCAAGGGCAGATTTACAGCGGCGTCATCAACGAGATCGAGGCCAACCCAGACCTTGAGATTGGAGCGATGATGCCCAACGTAGTGCTGGCGATCTACGTCAGGCGCACCGGCTTTCCGGTGCCCGAGGTGGGGCAGCTGGTCACCGTTGAGGGCGCACAGTACCGAATCAACTCCATCCAAAAGGACGCAATCTCGTACACGCTCAACTGTGAGCATCCGACGCAATGATCGATCAATACCTCATCAACGCGATTGGTGGACAGTTGGCCGGGGAGTTTCCCGGGGCGCACGTCGGCAAAATGCACGACTCGGCCGAGCTGGCATTGCCTGCAATCCTCATCCGACTCGAGGGAGAAGCTGTTGTTGGAGCCAATCTTTACAGGGGGACTTTTGAGGCAATGGTGATTTCCTCTGCGGAAGACGCGACAACGCTTGAGCATGCGGAGTTGTGCCAGGCTGTTGATGCTTACCTGCGCCAGATTCAAGTCGACACGGACGACGTGATTTTGTGCGGCATCGTCGCAACGACGACCGCGCCGGACGTAGACGGGATGCAGTGGCGGACCACGATGCGTTACACGGTCGGGTATGCTCCAGCAGGTTGACATTTTAAAAAGGTATGCCCGCGACATTTGGAGTTGTTGATGATTTTGGCGGCACCGCGCCAGCCGGTGGCTATATGCAGGAATCCTCCGAGGAGAAATCGGTGGAGGTTGCAACGATCAAAGATGAGCTGGGTAAGACTGTTGTTGCGCAGCCGAAAGGCGTCGTGACGACCACCGTGACAATCCGGAGCAAAGGCGCAGTGAGCATCGGCTCGGCGCCGAGTCTTGGAAGCTTTTCCGGGTTCAAGGTCACCGCCGCAAAAATTTCGGAAAGCAACGACGATTTCCGGACCGCAGAAATCACCTGCGTCAAATACGAAACCCTTTAATTTTCCAACACATGCCAACAGCCAACGGGTTTGGAATCGCCGCAGCGACGGGCGCCACGCTTGAAAGTGTGGAAATCAACTACCAGTCGGAGATCAAAAGCGTGATGACCTCTGACGGAGATTTCTCGGAGGCCCGCATTTCGGACGTCACGCAGAGCTTTACGATTCGGGGCACAGGCACCAGCGGAGTTTCCATCGGGGGATCCGGGGGCGGACCTAGCTCATTGAGCGGGCAGGTGGTGATTACGTCGGTTAAGAGAACGCAAACGAACGAAGACTTCGAAAAGTTCGAATACTCCGGCACTTGTTACCCTAACGCGTAGGCTGGATCACCGGGTGGGACCCGGCACAGATTTTGAGATATGAAAATCGGACAAACTATTGATTTTGTGCGGGACAACGAGGATCCGCTGAAAAGTGTAAACACTCGACTCGTGAACGCCGCATTTTCCTGCGGCATCAAACCGCTCGAGGGCGGGGCGTACTCGGAAACAGTGCAGCAGACTACCCAGGGCAACAAACGCACTGTCACTTGGGCTGTGGACGGTGGAAGCAAAGCAGTCTTCGAACCGATCGCCCAACGAGAAGAAATCTCGTTTGTGGAATTCCGGAAACGCTTCGGATCCCTTGAGTGGTGTGAACAGAACCCGAATCATCCCATCTCGTACCTGCGCGCATTTTGTGACAACGAAAACCGACTGCTGGATTTTCTCAAACAGCAGAAACCGCAAATTCTGGTCCAACGCGGAAACAGGACGGTAGTGCTTCCCGCGGACTGCGCGCCAGAAGTCCGGACAAAGCTTCTCGGAATGTTATGAGTAACCCAATTCTCGACGAGGCGTTCCTCCAATCGGATTTAACGATTGGCAAACTCAAGCTGCGTCCGTTCACGATTGGCAGCATGACGGCATGTCGAAAGCTTGGCCTTTCGATTTTTATGGGCGAGGCGAACGATGTCTCGGTTGAAGAATTGCAACGGCAAATGGTGGCCTTTGCTTGGGTTCAAGGGGCGCCACTTGGCGACGTTTTGCGCGCTTTGCGGGACGGGAAAGCTCAAGAGTTGATTGATGCTTTTGAATGGGGCCTGACTCCGAATGATATTGAGTCTTTGCAAGCGGAGATTTCGCGCATCTCAAAACTTGCGGACGCCGCCGCCGTGGATGTCGTTCAACGCAACACGCCGCCGGACCCTGACGAGCCGGGAAACTGATTGCGCCAGGGTGGGCGGCAAGCATCACGTTTGCCCTGGCGTCCGCGACCGGTTGGAAAGAGTCGTTCATTCTTTGGGAGCTCCCACTGACTCGCGCAGTGCAGTATTACCACGCCCAACTTTATTCCAACGGGATCTGGACAGTGCCCAAAGGCAAAGCGGCTTTTGCCGAGTTTGATGAGCTGCGGGCCTTTGTTGGCGCGATTGACGATTGAACCGAGTGTGAGGGCGTTCAAAATAAACAAAGCGCAGTTTCAGGCGCAGCTGCAGGCCGCCGGCAGTAAAATGCGCAGTCACATTCAATCGTTGGCAAAAAAAGAAGGCGCCGAAATGCTCAAGCAGACATTTGGTTATCAGCCCGGGGCCAAAGGTCGGACGACGCTGCGGAACTTGGTGCTGGCTGCAAAAGCCCGGGGTCTTGTTTCTTTTTCCAAAGAGGAACTCAACGCGGTAATGGGACGTAGCAAACAGGCAACCAAAAGCGCAGTTGACCGGATTGGAGCCACGCTCGAAACCGAAAAAATCTCGCGTCTTTGGCACGAACAGATTTTGAAGGACCAAAAGCGAACGATGAAGGAAGACTTGGGAGACTACGTTTCACGCACCTGGTGGATCCCTCAAGAGTTCTCTGTGACACGTCATTCAGGCTTGGGAAGTTACATTTTTTTGGTGGCAATTAACATTGCGGTGACCGTTGGAGAGACTTACGCCGGGGCGCGGGCTTTGCAAATGCTCACGAAGCTGCAAAAGCTCCGGAAATTTAGGCAGGCCCGTGCGTTGGTTTTGCGAAGTCGGAAAGCTCGACGGGTTGCGACACTTGCGGCAACGGTTGGGAGAAATCAGGTTTCCAAGAAAATCGACGAATCCAATGTCATTGACAAAGTCGACAGGGCAATAAGGACAAACGCCGAACTGCATGCGGCGGCGTTTTACCACAAGGTTCAAGATTTTTTCAGAAACCCTCTTCGCGTCTAATGGCCATCGTCTCTGCAGTATCTTTGGACATTTCCGGGTTTGTCACCGGCATCCAGCGGATGCAGGACCTGATCAAACGCGAGGATGTTTTGAGCGCTCCCATGGAGCAAAAGATGAGCGCGGTCAAAAAGACGCTTTTGGCCGGAGCGGTTGCTTTTGGAGTCGCCGTGCAACGGACCTACGCGGCGATGTCGGCCGGAGGCGAACTTGCAAAGCTTTCTCGGGATTCAGACATTGCGGTCGGAGATTTGATGCGGCTCCAGGCATCGATGAAAACCGTGGAACTTTCCGCCGGCGACGCCGAAAGCACGGTGAAAAAACTTCGGGACGCAGTTGGCGCAGCTGGTGGAGGATCGGGCCCGGCGGCGGATGCTTTTCAAAAACTTTCGCTAAAAGCATCGGATTTCACGGGGCTTTCGATGGAGGTTGGAATCCGGAAGGTGGCAGATGCACTTCGCACCTTGAAGGATCCGGTGGAGCAAAATCAGGTTTCAATGGCGCTCTTGGGCCAGCGAGCCGAGGCCATGATTGATGCGTTTGCTACGGGAGGGCACATCGAGTCAGTGGCGCAGGCAATGGGATCACAGGCCGCGGTGATGCAGGCAAGCGCTGGAATGTTTCGCGAGGTGCAAAAACAATTCACCCAGGGCCTCGGGTTTGTGGATGCGTTAAAGCTAAAGGTACAGGGCTTCTTTGTGGGGGTGGCGTCGGAGGTGGCGCCGCAGATTCTTGGAGTTTTCCAAAGTCTAGGCAAAGGGGGAGGATCAATGTTTGATCCAACGGTGATCGGGCAAAAGTTTGGGGCAATGGTAGCAATCATGTCCCAAGCCATTCGCGACGGGCGGCTGGGTGAAGTTTTGAGCGTCGGACTCAAGGTGGCGTTCATTGAAGCGACCGCGCTTGCGCAGGAGCAATTTACCAAGCTGAAGGGATTTATTTCGGAAATCTTCAGCGGCACGGCAATCTCGAGTGGGCTCCAGGTTGTGATGGCATTAGTTTCGTCCGTGTTTGAATCGATTTTTTCAAGCTTCAAAAAGCTTCCAGATTTTCTCAAACAACTTGAAAGCGGACTGCAAAATCTTGCAGACGTTTTCGGAGGCGCAATGAGCATGGCCTTTTCAAAAATCGTGCGACAGTTCACCCAGTTTGTGAAAGCCTTGGATATTCCGCTGGTGTCGGAACGAGTGGGCCTTGCAGGTGCGAAACTCAGCGGAGAGATGGGCGCCGGTGGGCGCAATCAATTGGAAGCAGGCAAAACCGGTCTTGATCAGGTTGCGGAGCGGGTCAAAACGCTTGCGACAAACATCAGTGGGCAAGTGGAAAATGGATGGAAGCAGCTTTTGAAGATTTTCCAAGGCGGGGGCGGCGGACCTGCAAAAGGATTTGAGACAATTGTGGAAGAGCTTCGGAAGCGGACCGAGGAGGAAAAGGCGGCTCTTCTCAAAACAATCACTCCCGGCGGAACTGGAACCTTTCAAGGACCGCAAGCAGCAACACAGCAGATGAATGCCATTTCCCGAATCGGACAAACCTTCGGCATGTATGGCACTTTGGGCGGGGGCACTGTCCGCGGATCCTTTACCGCTCTGGATCCGATGGTGATGCAGCAGCGGCAGAGCAACCAAATCTTGGCTAAAATCGAGGCCAACACGAGTAAAGGCGGCGGGCTACAGCCGCCTGCATATCAATCCTAATATGGGCACGCTGATTTCGCAGGAAATCCTATACAATACGGACGCGAACACCAAAACCGTCCGCCTAACTTACCAGTCGTTGGAGGATTACGGCACAGAGTGTGAGAACATGGCAAATCAGCGTTATGCGCTGAAAGATGGCGTGTTTGAATATTCGGGCGAAACGGTTTTCTTCTGGGGAGGGATTAATGGTGGCGGCGGTGGCACCGGCGGCGGCGGGCAAGGAACTGGAGCGGACAGTCCGTTGTTGGAGGTTTCAAGCGCATCGACGGCCGAACCGATTGAGAATCACCCAGCGTTTGACGACATCATCTCAAGCGAGTGGGACAAATGGAACCGGTGGAAGGCTAACCCGGAGGACCCCCTGCTGTCTGGGCAAACACCGACAAATTCACGTGGCTTTTGGGATCCATCTTTGCTTGGGGTGAACACACCGGGTGGGACTCTTTACGCGCTTTATCAGCGCGGAATCCGCGAGTACTACGAGCCTAAAGTCGTCATCAGGCAGACGCGCTTTGAAAACGCGGCGCCAAATCTCAGCCTGGTTGGAAAAATCGACGAGCCACCGGTTTTGGTTGGGGGAATGACAAATTATTTGCTCAACAGCGGACAGGGCCGGTGGAATGGAAAAAACGGGATTTGGGAAAACACTTACGAATGGCTGGGCAGCCGGAAGGGGTGGCCGAGTGGTTTGTACAGTTAACCAAAATGGCGTTACCGAGAATCAACGTTGGCGAGCCAATCCGCGCGTCCCACCTGCAAGATATTTGCAGGGAGATTGAGCAAAACAGGATTCGCCCAGGCCGAGGACTTCGGATGGTCATTTCATCA